CTGGCCAATCATTATCGGTTGTATAACTGTTCACATGCCAAATGATTCTGTTGTTTGGCTGCGCTGCATAATTACCATTTTTCAATGCCATTATGTGTGCACACTTGTGCTCTTGCGGAATTTCAGAATGTTCCGTATTTAGTATATTAGTCTCTGGATGCGCCCAGTCAACTGTAAAAAGATATTGACCTGGATAAAATTTCTTATCTTTACCAATAAATTTACCGTCTATACCAGCCAACCAATCAAAACAATGGATACTAGGATAATAACTAAAGCAGTTCCACAGTTGGAGTTGATCCACTCGCATATCAGGCACGTCTTTTCTTTCAAATTCTTTTTGAAAGAAGGCTGAAATAGGTAGTCTATAAAAGACAGCACCATTTGGTAGCATGCAATGAAATAAGATAGCACGACCTGAAATAGAGCTAAGCCCAAAGATAACACAGTCACTAGACTGTCCTTTATTTTTTTTAAGATCATAAAGATATTCCTTCCTTATTTTACAATAAATCGGCGGTATATTAGCATTTAAATAAGACATAGTACATTATTTTATTTCACCCCAATTAGGGCCAGATTCATAATCTACTTTATTAGGTACTTTCAAGTCAACTGCATTTTCCATAATGTCTTTTATTTTTTTAGCTTGACTCTCTGATTCAATAGAAAAATCTAATTCATCATGTATTTGTATATGACCTATTAAACCTTCTTTATATAAATCAACCATGGCTTTCTTTGTCATATCAGCTGCACTACCTTGAATTAATTTATTTAATGCTTTGTATGTAAAGGCTCTACGTGTTGAATTATTATGCCAATAATTTTTTTTAGGATTACCTTTTGTATCTTTTAAAATGTTTCCATCTCTATCTTTTAAATGTGGACCCATTTCTTGTAATTCTAACATAGTGTCATGATCTTCTGCAGGAACAAATGTACCCCAATCAGAACCTCTAAGTATTGGTTCATACTTAGGAAACCTACAACGTCTACCAAGTAAAGTTTTTATTTGTCCTTTTGATTGTGCTGCAGACATAACTTGATTCATTAGTTGTTTTACAAATGGAACTCTACCATGATAAGTATTAAATAATTCATCTGCTTTATCTTTTGAAACATTTAATTCATTTTGAAGTTTTGCTTTACCCATTCCATAAAACAAACCTAAGTTAATTGTTTTAGCTTCTTTTCTATCTATCTCTGCCATGTCAGCTACGATTTGATGAAAATCTGTTTTAGGATCATCTTGATAAGCTTCTGATATTGGAGTCGCTGAATCCAAACCAAATCTTAATGCGTAGTGTGCAACAAGTCTTGGTTCTTGTTGTGAGTAGTCAAATGTACCCCAGGTACAACCTTCTTCGGGTATAAATAAACTTCTTATTAGTGGGCCTGTATCTGGATCACGTGCCGGAATCTGTTGTAGATTAGGATTTGCATATGAAAATCTTCCTGTAACTGTACCTCCATCATCAGATCTAATTTGATTTATATCTGCATGTATTCTACCTAAATGTGAATGATTTAAAATAGTATCAATAAAAGTTGTACTGACCTTGTTTATTTTTCTAGCTTCTGCTATCATACGAACTACAGGATGTTCATGAGAAGAAATAAAATTTTTAGTAAATGAAGGAGAGTCAGTCTTTTCAGTACGGCTATAAGGTAGCTTCAGTTTTTCAAAAACTTTGGCAATCGATCTTGCAGCCCATATCTGAGTGTCTATTCCTGTTTCTATTTTTATTTGTTGTAATAGGTTTTTTTCTTTTATTGCCATTGCTGTTTTTAATTGATCAGCTTTCTCTATATCTACCCGAACACCTAGGTGGCGCATATCAACTAAACAAGGAAAGAGATCAGTCTCAAGATTAAATATATCTTGTAGATCATCTTCAATAATAATTCTTTTTAAGTGATGCCATAATAATAAAGTTAGTTCCGCATCTTTCTCTGCGTATGCTCCAACTTCCATAGCAGGTAATTTCCACATATCAGCTTTAGGATCTAATCCTCTTTCTTTAGCTGCTTTAGTTAGTAAAGCTTCATTCTTACCTTGATTTAAATAAACCCAAGACAAAGAGTTTAGTGAATATTGAAATCTATTTTCATCTATTATAGATGCTGCAATCATAGTATCTATAATTAAACCATTAATTTTAATACCTAAATTACGTATCCAACATACGTCATACATTGCATTGTGAAATATTTTTGTAGCAGGTGATTGACAAACATCTGTAAACCAGTCTAAAACTTTTTTACGATCCATATTAGGACCTTCACCATGTGCAATAGGAAAGTATGCTTTATAACCATCTACAGCCACAGCTATACCTACTACTTCACCACTACCTCTAATGGCCCCTGAACCCAGTTTCTTTAGTTCTGGATCTCTTGTTTCCAAATCGATTGCTATTTCTTCTGCTGATCTTAAATCAGGAAACTCTTTTGGTATAGACCATTCTGTAGTAGGCATTAACATTATTTTTTCCTTTTCATATCTTGCATTTTTTTAATTTCTAATTCACAGTAATGAATTACTTTCTCTAAATCTTGTATACCATTCTTATTCATATAACGGCATACATATTTTATAACGTTTCCTTGAAAAAAAGAAAGATCATTTTTAGAAATAAATTCATATGGTTGAATATGAAAGTCTTTGTAATGTGATCCTCCAATTTGTTTGTCTTGTGGAAACGATTTATCAAACATATCTTTATTACTCATATTTTTCTCCTTTAAGTTATTTGTGGCAGTTGTTGGTTTAACGGGTTAAAAAACATAGGGGCTCGCGACCCGAACCAACTCTCCTCGTTAAAGGAGGATGCTGCCACCCACCCCATAGGAAATGTCGCTACCCCGTTCTGTTTACACTGTTGTGTAATTCTATAATTTGTATGCATTAGTTTTCTTTTTAGATTTTAATTTATATAAATTATTTCTAGCACGTGTGATTCCTACATACCAAACTCTATGTTCTTCATCACTTTTACTTTTACTTCTACGTACTGCTTTCTTAATTTTATTTGGTTGATCTAAACAAAGTATTACATTGTCTTGTTCACCACCCTTAAATGCATGTATGGTTGATATAAATATTCTAGCAGGTGAATCTAAATCTTCTCCATTCTCCATCATTTCTTTAATGTATTCCTTATCTTCATATTCAACTTCTTTAAATGCATCAAACCAATCTAAATCTGGATCCCAATCTTCCATTTTTTTTCCAATGTATTCTTCAATATCTTTCCATTCTTTTTCATCTAATATCTTTCCTCTACACCAGGAGTTATAATTAACATGTGCATTATAGACTCTGACTCTAAAAGATTTTTCTTTCTTTGTTTGATAATATAAATTTCTTTCTCTTAATTCTTTTTTCATACTAACTAATCTACTAATGGTTCTAGTTAATATAACCCATTTTCCTGTTGTTAAATCTACATGATCTAAATTATTTATATATTCACACTCACCTTCATAGTCTCTTGAATAATAATCTTTTTCTTTTCTTAGTCCTTCTATTTTTTCAATAGGTATCTCTGATTGTTCTTGAACTGCTTTAGAGATTCTTTTTGAATATTTTAAAACTTTTTCTTCATCAGCTTTTTGACTTATGAATCTATCTACATCTGCACCAGCCCAGGCAAAAATAGCTTGATCATCATCACCTGCTAAATAAATATCGTCTGTATGTTCTTTTAGTTTATCAAATAATTTCCATTGTAATGGTGATAAATCTTGAGCCTCATCAATAAATATAACTTTGAATCTAGGTAAAGATTCTTTATCAATTAATTGTTTTATCATGTCATTGAAATCTAATTTCTTTTTTACTCTTTTGTATTCTTTTAAATTGTCATCAATTGTTTTTAATATCTTCCATTTAATTTCTTTTTTATTGTGCTCTCCTCTATCGTATTCATCTCTAATACTAATATCTCTATTGATTGCTCTACCAATCATTTGAAAATATGGACTGTCACAATTTAAATAGTTTATATCTTCCTTATTATACTTGTCATAATATTTTACTTTGACACCTATCTCTTTACCTATTGCTTCATAATCTGATGGTTGCATTACCTTACCATCATTTAATTCTAATTGATCATATGCAAATGAGTGTATTGTTCTAAAGTAAGTTAACTTATCATTATCTGCAGGCATTCTATCTCTTGCTTCACCTGCAGCTTTTTTAGTAAATGCAAAGTATGCAATGTTATCTAAGGGTGTTCCTATTCTAACATAAGCTTTTGCTCTACTAATTAGTCTATATGTTTTACCTGTACCTGGTGGTCCATAAAACTTATATATCATTATACAATTTCCTCTTCTGTAAAGTCTGCAGTCTCTTCTATGTCTTCTTCTTCCTTATCAAATAAATATAAAGGTATAGATACACACCCATTAACACCTGGATATGGTTTACCTGTCTTCTTATGTTTACCGGGAAATCTTTTCTTTTTACCAAACTCTGGTTTAGGTAATGAATCTTCTTTTTCTTTTGTCTCAAACATTTTTTGAATCATGTGAGAAGTTCTTGATGAATCTTTTTTCCAACCATTTTCCTTTAGTTCATTATAAAATTCATCATAAACAAAGTAAGCATACACTTCGTCTTTTAAAACATTACCACTTTCAAATGATGCATAAGTTTTTGCTTGTGTACCATTTATATATTCTTTTAAATGTTTCTTTAATATCTCCATTGGTCTGGTCCCTGGAGCCGGTTGCACTGTATCAACTGTATCTAACAACGCGTTTATCAATGCATGAAAGTCTAAGGGTTTTATAGGTGGTGGTAATATGTTTACTTGTGCCATTATTAAACTACCTAATTCTTTTTGATCTCTAAGTTGTGTTACATTTTTTGCATGGACTACAACAGAATGACCTGTTTTATTTGCTACTGTAAAATAGTATTCTGGGTCTGGTTTAAAATCTACTTTAATTAGATTAGTCATCATTGGCCAATCAATTTTCTTATCAGAAATTATACCAAATTTTCTTTTAACACATTCAGACTTAACACAAACCGGTGCTAGTAATTGATCACTACAAGTATGGCCTTTAGTATCTTTCTCCCAGTTTTTTATTTTCTTTTTAATATAATCATCTGTCCAAGTTTCATTAAATTCAAAATAATTTCTACCTGCTTGTAATACTTTCTTAGACCAATCATCAGCGTATTTTTTTTTAGCAAACACCATGTAGTTATATAAAAATCTATCTCTACCATCATCCATTTTTTGTTTAGATAATATTTCTAAACATGGTGGGCCATCTTTAAATTCTTCTGCACCACCCATAAGTTCTAACTTAATAATGTTATCTGATATTTCTTTTAGTTTAGCTGATGTCATTAGATTTATTCCAACAACTTTTAAAAATAAATCTAGTTTTATTTCTTGACCAGATGGATCTAATGCAACTCTTTCATTTTTATTAAAGTATGGAAGATTAATAAAGTTACCATTTACTTTTTGATCATCTATATTATTTCCTAATTTAGTTTGTTTAGGAAATATCTCTGTTGTAATAGGTAGTTTAAATAAAAATAATACTTGTTCTAAAAAATCTTTAATCTCTTTTGCTTGGACTAATTCTTTTGTAAATACATATAAATGAAGTCCACCACTTTTAGATTTAATAGGTATTAAAGGTAGTTCTTTTTGTTGAATAGTATCTAGATAAAATTTTATATCTAAATTTTTATATACCTTAGGATCAATATCTATTGCACCAAATCTAGCAAAGCCATCATCATTACATGGTTGAATACCAATAGATTTAGTTCCATTTAAATGTTGATTATAATCTTCTTCAGTAATTAATTTACCCGACCAACCATAGTCACCAGGATTAAATTTTAATTTACCTGTATCGGGATCTTTGTATCCATTCTTAATATTACAGAAACCAAAGTTTCTCTGTAAACCTGTAAAGTATTTTATAAAGTCTTTCATAATTTCCTATGTTATGATTAATAAAGAGGCGACGTCACTCTCGCGCAGTCGCCTCCCTCTAGAGTATTCACTTAGTGAATTAGATAATCTCTTCAGTTGGTTTAGCACTCTTCTCTTCATACTGAGGTTTTGCTGCACCTTTAGACACAGACTTTTGAAGTTCTTGTGCCATTAAGTACAACTGCGCATCAGATTCAACAGATACATCTAATGCTCTGCTCATTGAAGGTTTATATACGTGCCAACTCTTACTACCTGCAACTTTACCAACAGTTTTTAAATTATAAACTGCTGCATATGCTGCCGGATTGTATACACCTTTTTCATCTTTGAATCTTAGATTCTTAATTAATTGATTCAATTCTCTTGCAGGTGTTAAGTTAGATGATCTCATAGTAATTACTGCAGGTCTAGGTTCATCACCCAAGACAACTACATAAAAGTATGCAGTCTTTTCTAAGTAGTTACCATTTGATAGTCTCCACTTACCATTTCTTTCTTCCTTCGCATCTGAAGGAACAGATAAGTGAGTCATGACAGGAGGAGCCGCTGTGTCTCCCATTTCTTGCCATTCTGGATATCTTGTTTGCACGTGTGCAATTAATATATCCACGCCTTTGTCACCATCTATTAATGTACCAAGACCTTTAGCATAGATCATACCAGGTTGTGAACCTTCTACGTACTTTGCATTGCTCTTATTACACTCGGGCGATAGTTGGTGTAGGATTTTCAAGATCGGTGTTGACATATCATCCGATTTGATTTCTTCACTACCCTTCCCAGAATCATTTCTAAGACTGATAGTTGCCAGTGCGCCTGCACTGTTTTTCTTCTCAATAGCTGTATTAGCCATATATAACTCCTTATATTTAGTTATTAGTTTATTTTTTATTTTTTAAATACGTTTGATTTCCATCGAACGTATTGAATAGTTCTGCAGGAACTTCTTGACCTTTGTCTTTCCATTCCTTCATAACTACTTTGAGTGTCGATGGGTGAACTTTTTCCTCTTGGATAGGTTCATACCCATTCGACCTCGCAAGGCTAGCGTAATCGACAGCCTTGTTATCTTCGCCTTGACCAAATGTTACTGTAATATTATTTTTTACAATATCACCTAAGCCATTGTCTCGAAGCCATGTTATGCCTTCAGCTTTTTTATCAGCTTTTAATGTGGCACTAAATATTTTTTTAACAGTTAATTCTGAACCATCTTTTAGTTTTAAACTAGCTAGGTTCATATCTTCCATTAATTTTGGAATAACGTTACAGCTAAAGTATTTCTCATCTTCTTTAAGATCTTTAACTCTATCTTCCAAATCTTTTATTTGTTTTTGTATTCCTTGTAGTTTTTCTACTTCAGTAGAAAGTGCATCTGGATCAACAGTTTTTGCTTGATCAGGTGCGTCTTTACGCATGTCAATTAACATAATTTAACTCCTTTAATTATTATCTGTTTAACTTTCATGGTTTTATAAATAAGATCAATTAGATCTTTTGTCAAGACTATTTGTGAAATATATTTACTTCGATAGGATAATAAGTTTTTTCTTGTCTGTCCCATTTTAATAAATTGTATTTACCATTTGTTATGTCAGATACAACAGAACAAACTACACCAATAATTGCAGGATCACCCGATAATAAAAGGTAATCATCAGTTGTATAATCTTTTAATAACGTTCTTAATTTTTGAATTAGTGGGCCAGGTGATAAAATAATTTGACTTTTTTCTGGCAAAAGTGTGACAATTTGTCCGAACTTTTGTGCACCTAAAACATTATATTTTGGTTGTCCAATTGAACTTCCCGGTATTTCTTGTGTTAAATAAACTTTGCTCATTGACTTTTTCTTTTTTATTATTACTATAGTAATTAGAAAGAAAAGTAAACAGAGTATATATTATGAATTATAAATTTAAAACTAAGCCGTATGGCCATCAATTAGATGCATTAGAAGCATCATGGGATAAAGAAAATTTTGCGTACTTCATGGAAATGGGTACTGGTAAATCAAAGGTATTACTAGATAATGCCGCAATGTTATATGATAAAGGCCAGATAAATGGCCTCCTTCTTATAGCACCTAAAGGTGTTTATAAGAACTGGTATGATCAGGAAGTGCCTGTACACTTACCTGATCATATCGAAAAAAAAATGGTGCTATGGAAAACATCAGATAAATCTACAAAACAAAAACAATTACTACATACTTTATTTGAAACAGGAACTGACTTTCATATTTTAATTATGAATGTTGAAGCATTTTCATCTGGTAATGGTACAGAGTTTGCTAGAAAATTTTTATCTTGTCACAAAGCAATGATTGCAATTGATGAGTCTACTACAATTAAGACTCCAACATCTAATAGAACAAAAAATATTTTGTCTTTAAGAGATCATGCTAAGTACAGAAGAATATTAACAGGTTCACCTGTAACTAAATCACCTTTAGATTTATATAGTCAATGTCAGTTTTTAGACCCATGGTTACTAGGTCATGACTCTTATTGGATATTTAGAGCAAGATATGCAATCTGTAAAAAAATTGAAGTACAAGGTAGACGTGTTGAAATAGTTGTTGGTTATAGAAATCTTGGTGAGTTATCAGAAAAAATAAAACCGTTTTCTAAAAGAATATTAAAACAAGATTGTTTAGATTTACCAGAAAAAACTTTTGTTAAACATTATGTTGAACTTACACCGGAACAGAAAAAAGTTTATAAACAAATGAAACAAGAAGCCATTGCATTTCTTGATGGTAAAATGCAATCTTCAGCAACTGTTATGACTCAGTTAATGAGACTACATCAAATTACCTGTGGTCATTTTACTGCAGATGATGGTACAATAAAAAATTTACCTTGTAGTAGACTTGCTGAACTAATGAACATTCTTGAAAATGTAGAAGGTAAAACTATTATATGGTCTCACTATACTCATGATGTAAGAAGAATTATTGAAGAAATTAAAAAAGTATATGGAGAAGATTCTGTTGTAGATTATTATGGTGCAACAGATACGGATACTAGATCAGCTAACATTAAAAAATTTCAAACAGATGATAAATGTAGATTCTTTGTAGGTACTACTCATACAGGTGGTTATGGTATTACATTAACTGCAGGTAGTAATATGATTTATTTTTCAAATGGTTATGATCTAGAGAAACGTCAACAATCAGAAGCACGTATTGATCGTATAGGTCAAACACAAAAAATGACTTACATTGATATCATGAGTCAAGATACTATTGATGAAAGAATTGTAAAAGCTTTACGTAATAAAGTTAATATTGCTAATACAATTATGGATGAAGATTTTAGAGAATGGATATAGCGATTATAGTCCCCACTATAATCAATCCCGGCAGCTGAGTGCCTAACCTCCCAAAATAATTACAGTTTTTGTAGTAGTACTATTATAACACCGGCCATACCTGACATTAATGCGCCTGCTGCTACTAAAAATATTTTTTCAATTCTATCTATTTGATTTTCTATTTTATGAATTTTATCGTGAGTTTGTTTTTGCATAATACGACAAAGCTTTTCGTGGGATTCTATTCTATCTAGTGCAGAGTTTTTAGCCATTAGTAATTAGAGAAACTGTCCTGGATCTCCCCCTTCAAATTGATTTGTAAAATTACCTTTAGCAGATGTTCCAAAACCTGCTGGTATATCATCTCTACCAGAATCGTCACCACGTAAACCGGGATCGTCAATAATTTGGCCTGTTTTTATTTTTTTTCTGTTTTCTAAAAATTCTTTTAGAGTTCTGCTTGAACCAAATAAATCTTTCGTACTACCTGTTTTATTAAATCTGTTTCTTGCTCTATCAAATCTATTTAAACCAGTATTTCTATCATAAAAGTCTCCACCAAAATTTCTATATGGTGTGTTAACACCATCAATACTTACTATACCATTTCTAATAGATGTTCCTGGAGAAAACTGTTGATAAGATTGAGGTTTATTAATCATGCCTTTAATAAAATTATAACCCGGTATTACAAGACTACCTATTAAATTCATAATACCATTTTTTGATTCATCAACTTGATCTATGTATTCTTGATCTTGTTCATCGTTAGTTGTCTCATCTATTATACTCATATCACTTACACCTTGAAATCTATTTATATCTATAGGTGGTCTTATAGGAACATTAGTGTTTGTATTAGGTTGTAATAAAAATCTTGGTGAGTTATCGGGTTGCAATAAATATTGACCATCACCTAATGTTACAGAATTATAATCCATTTGTTGTAACGGCATATCAAATTTTTGATAAAAATTTTCGTAAGGTTCTATAGTGGCTCCACTTGTTGCATCCATTCTAAAAAAAGGAGAAACATTAGCAGGTAGATTTAAAGTTGATATACCTCCATTAATGAATCGTGGACCTAATATATAATCTGATATTGCCATTATGCTAATCCTCTTTGTCTAAGACGTATTTGTTGCTCTTCAGGTGATAATAAAGCAAGTTCTGTTGGTGTCAACCCTTGAGCTGTAATGTTTCCTGGAGCCTGAGGCTGTAATATTTGAGCGCTAGGCATTGGTTGCATAGGTAATGGTGGAGCATTAACTGTTGTAGCAGGTTGAATATAATCAGTTAATTTAATATTAAACTCATCCTTTAAGTTTAATGAACTTATATCCATGGCTATTTTATCTATAATAGCAGAAACATCATACTGATCATTCATTGCTTCTTGTATATGTCCTCCAACTGCTCTTTGAGTTCTGAATCTAGTATCAAGTCCAAGATTTCTAAAATCTCTTTTTATACTATTTATATCTGTTCTCGCTTCTATAAAAGGATTTGATTCTCCTAGTGCTCTAGAAGTTTCTCTAAATTTATCTATAATATCTTTTGAAGGATAGTAGATATCAAATCTACCTCTTAATAAATTATTAAAATTTTTATTACTAATTTGTCTATCTTTAAACAATCTTCTTAAATCTGAAACTCTGGTATCTAAAATTTGAGCTGCTTCTATATCTCTAAACATATTTTTTTGTACATTAAATCTTGCTTTGTTAGATGCAATATATCTTTCAATAATTTCTTCAGCTGAAACAGGTCCTCCTTTTAACACACCAAAGGCACCTCCTGTAAACTCTCTTCTAGCTTCTCTAATACCTCTTTGATATTCATTTACTTTAAAATTCATTGTTCTTAATGGATCTATTTTAATTGCTCTTAGTCCCATAAAACCTGCAAGTTCTGGTCCGATATTTAATTCTTCACCTCGTTCAGTTACTGTTCCCATTGCAGCTGATGCCAATCTTTCGTAAGGAATTTTATTTGGAAGTATTGCTTTTGATAAATGATTAAATTGAATTGCAAGTTTATCTCCAGCTGATGTTTGATCAGTATAAAGAAGTCTACCATCATCGGTTCTTCCATTTCTAAGAGTTAAATCAAACATTGCTTCTGTAAATATAGATTCAGAAATAAAAGGATCCATTATTTCTCCAGTTGCTTCTGCTACTCCATCACTAAAACTTTTTAATATTGTTTCATCATTTTTGTCACCGTCAATTAAATTATTTATTATTGTTCTAAATGGTCTAGCCATAACATCATACGCATTACTTTTACTAAAATCTACATATCTTAATTCACCATCATCTGATCTTACTGGAACCAACGTAGAATTTTTTGACCATTCAGGTACGAATCTTCTCATTGCATCTATTTCTTCTGAAGTAACATCATATAAAGCTTTTGCTCCTTCTGTAACTGCAATTGGAACACCGGTTAAGGTAGTTGCCATACCCATCAATCTTTTAAAACCTGTACCAAAACTACCATCTACATGTGAACTATTTCTAACCACTCTTTCAGTCCCATCTTTTAATATTTCTGTAACTGTTGGTGTTAAATTAGAACCTTTAATCGACACTGCTCCTTCTCCTAGTTGATGTCTCATTTCTCTTAAACCTTGTTGTGCAATATTAGCTGACGTTCTAATAATTTCTGAAGGGAAAGACATAAAGTTACCTATTGGTAATAGTCTAGATGTTTTTACTACATCACCAACATAAGCATAATTTGGTACAGTGTTCTTAACAATTTGTGCAGCTTCAGTTTGAAGTTTCCATAACTCAGAGTTTCTATCTATAACTTGATTTTTTCCTTTTTTTGCTAGATCTAATTGTTTTTTATAATCATCTAAAGATATTCCTAATCTTTTTGCATTTCTAGTTTTTAAACGTTCTAGCTCTACTACAAAATTTGTAATTTTAAATGTATCATCTTCTGCTGTGTATTTGTCTTGAAAAACTTTTCCTACTTTTTTTAATCCCTTAAACATTCTACCCAAAGGTCCATCTATACCCATCATTGTTGAACCTGCATTTGTATCTTTTAATAGAGATATTAAATCTCCCATTTGTACTTGTGAGTTTACTACACCTAACTCTAATAAATCTTGATATCGTTGTTGTGCTTTTGCAGAACCTGGACCAAGTTTAAGTAATGCAGATGTGTCTATACCATCTTGAAAAGCTTTTCCTAATAATTTAGGGTTACTTATACCATCA